CTCTTTTAAAAATTCTTCTTAAAACCAGTTGGAAAAAAATTTCGGGCATTCCTCACAACAAGGTCATCAATTGTAGGAAATCCTCGAAGAAGTTCTTCAAGAGTAATATTGCACTTACGCATTAATTTCGTAATATCTTTAAAATCATTAAGAACGTTTGCCTGCATCATTCGCTCATGTATCATCATTTTTACGACTTGTTCATCTACTCCAACACTGTGCATTAGTTGGACATAGATGTGCTTAAGAAATTCGAACGCTCGCAAATTGGTACCCATAGTATCATAAGCGTTACCAATACAAGACATAATTTGATCAATTATCGTCCTATCCTGAGAAGAACCAAATGCGATACGGTGATAGTATGCATCAATAGTACGGTAAGGAACATAATCAGGCATATCAACATTAGTACGGTACATATGCGGTGGAGTACGAATCAAATATTTTTTTAGAAAGACGATCCCTTTAACAAGTACACCTCCATCAGGACTAGGTATAGACAACATTGGTACATCATCGCGAACATCACGAGACGTTAAATCAAAAAATTCGAATAAAAAATTTACAAACGCCTGTTCGCCTAAAAAAGCTTGAAGTTTCTTTATCGTTCGAATAATATGATCATCTCCATAAAGAACGATATTTTGCCATCCCTTTTGACAGCAAAAATCTATTAATTTTCGTAGACTAGGATTACGCTCCCACACAAATTGAACGAATATATTGTACATCAATAGCATAATCCATGAGTCGCCATGACTCGTCTCAAATGATCCCGACGGCATTCCACCTAAAAAGATTCTCCACTCATCACCAAAAAGGTGAGTTATTCGGGCGGAAATCGCCTCTAGACAATGGAGACGCATTATTCGAAAAGTACGCTTATCATTAATGTTTCGAAACTTATAGTACCTACCGCTGGTCGTAGCATACAATTCCATAAAAAAACGTTTAATTCCCATATCTAACCCATTAATATCACCATCGCCTAGAACAGGACGATAATCCTCACCATATTCTTCAACTATTTTTCGAATTTCATCATCTGTCATATGAAGATATTGTATCAATTTTTCGCCTCCAGCATTCCACCACGACCCACCAACTCGAATCTGTTCGCCTCGTTCAATTCCTTGTCGATCACGCTGGACATGGGCAAGCATCAAGTAATCAGATGCAAAAGGAATTACATAATTTCGATGTTTAAGTTGTGTATCTTCCAGTTTTTTTTTTAGATGCAAAAAGTTATCCATTGGCGTACCGTCACAAGTATTACAAAATTTATAAACGGGATTATCACGAGAGTCGTGCTCAAGCAAGTATGCGTATTCAACTTTTTCATGGAGAGCATAATCATTAACCGCTTCCATTTTTTGCACTATTATGTATGCCATATCATTCCTCTTAATTTTTTGACCCTCTTTTGCAGCCTTTAAAACGGCCTCGTACTCAGCACGAATATATGCCATCTGATCAATTTTCTTTCCAGCGACCGTATGAGTGATATAATTGCCATCCTTCGTCATGGTACGTTTACTATAACCGGCACGAGCTCCGGCGGATGACATCGTCGGCATATTTTCAAATACATCCAAGTCAGGATTATACCAATGTTTCTTTACTTCATCCTGAACTTTCATACAAGAGTACATTCGTCGCATTGCTTTCTTCATAATTGGAGCAAGCTGCTGAGCCTTGGCATTTAACTGATTAGTAGGCTGGTCAAATTTCTTCAGTCCATGCAATAGTTTGACATTATACAATTTCTCAAGGGTAGAACGTTGATATTGTCCAAATCGGCCTCCTGTAAAAACGCGGTTAAAAACTGAAAGACGCCGACACACCTGAGATCGCAGGGAGATGGCAATGGCGTTGTTCTGGATATTAGTCCAAAGAGCGCCAGGAGTTCCTAATAATGTGGATTTTTTGAACACCTGTGCGTTACGCAGCGACTTGAGACCACATGGTAGTCCGCACTCAGAAAAAACGTGACAATCCCAGAGCTGAACTGCACGAGCTATAGCCATTCCAGGATTAGGCAACTCCTGGGAACGAGTGCCGGAATTCTTCTTAAAATAGGGAGGAATCTTAATCATGTTAGAAAAGTTATGATCACTAAAGCATATCTTAACATACTCCCAATCTTCTCGCTTAGATACAGGAACTATTTGACCGTTTATCATTGCCCACATTGAAGAAATTTTTGCAAGAGCTCGTACAAGCATGGCAGTCATGACGCGTTTAGTATCATATTCAACACGGCGAATTATGAACTCTTGATCTTTAAACCGAGGATCTATGATCTTAACGATCAAATCACAATTACAGTTTTTATGATCGGTACATTTATTGTCAGTCCATACAAATCGCACACGCTTCATTACACTATTCTGATAAAACAAGAATTTCAATATGGCAAATTCAGAAGTCAACCGTCGAACTATCTGCACGACTACGTATATGTCGTCAGGTAAAAGAGAAGTTATTGCTCGCAGCGTGTTAACAGGGCGCCTTGCTG